CTTTAGTAGTGCCCAAGTTAGCCAATGTAGGCGTTGAAGGACTAAGCCAGCCGTTCCAAATAACTTCAACGAACTTTGCATACCAATCTACTCCGTCTTTAGGTGCATGTTTAGCTGCCGTAGCAGCAATCTGTTCTACACGGTTCTTAAAGCTTGTTGAGCCTTCCATGTACTTACTCTTGAACAGTCCCCATCCTCCGGTCTGATACCAAGTAGGAAGCAGTCCTTGTTGTTGCAGACGCTTACGTTCTGCACTCAAGAACTCATACTTGTTGTCCAACACTGGTGTGCTTACCATGTAAAGCCTTTCTCGTTCCATTTGCGTGAATACTGATTGCCAACCTTGGCGAAAAAATCGTGGATCACAGAGGTGCTAATACCAATGTAGAACCACTCAGAGATTGTATCACCAGTTTCCTCAAAGATACTGTCAAAGCCCAAATTGTTCAAACATACGTTAGCTCGTGCATTGACGAAGGCCTTCATAGCTGTAGCGTTGATACCTTCAATGTCTCCGTGAGAGAATAACAGATCAACGATACGATGCTCATGCTCAACCAACGCTTTAGCAGCTTGCTCAACTCGTGCCTTCATCCAGCCCTTATCCAACTTGTTCTCATCCATGTAGGTACGGAACAGCCAAGCACCTGCTTCGTGGTGAATATTCTCGTCTCGTACAGAGAAGTTGATACCTGCTACAAGATTACTCAGTTTGTTCTTACCGTTACTCTGGAAGTGCTTCAGGAAAGCAAAGCTGGAGTACAAGATACAACCTTCCATCATGGAGAAGACAGCCAAGGAAAGGGGAATATCACGGCTACCAGCAATAGCATCCAAGTACCCGACACGGCTAGCCAGTACAGGATCATACTGCCAAGATTGATGGAACTCTTCAGTAGCCAGCCCCAACAGTTCGTTAATCCGGTTATAAAATCGTGCATGGACGTTACTTTCAAAGTAGCAGAAGGCATCTGCCATCAGACCAATATCAGGATGCTGAAAGTTAGGTTTAACAGTACCAGACCAATACTCATCACCCACAATACGTTCGTACTTGGTAAAGAGCTTGAGTGAAGTAGTAACACCATGACGTTCAGCAGGAGTAAAGTCGGTAAGAATGCTGTGTACATCTTTTTCCAAATCAATCTCATCAAACGTCCAGAACACACCATTCTGTTTATCTGCAAAGGCCAAAGCCTCTGGATAGTCGAAGGTGTACGTAGTCTTCTTTGTTAGAAGGTTTCTCATTCAATCTCCCGCATAAGTTTATCCTGTTGTTCTTCAATGTAGTCTTCAAAGCGCTCTACGATGTCATCACTGCGGATCTCTAACAGTTCCAGCAGTGTGACTTCGTCAACACGTTGAAGCTTCTCTTTAAGTTCTTCAAACGTGATGTACATCGTAAACTTCAATCATCTTATCAAGATACCATCGAGCTTTCTTCAAGTCCTCAATACCATTCTTGTCCATGAACCGCATGACGTATTGCATCATCTGCACATAATCAGCGATGAACATATGGCTGTAAAAAGCGTGGATAGATTCTTTATCAAATTTATCCACTAATTTCTGGATAATATCACGAACTTCAATGCCTTCCTTCTCGAACAGCATATAGTGTTTAGGCTTACTCACGGTATCGTATTTCAACTCTGGATAGTCATCCAATGTGCTTCCGCCTCCATGGTCGTTAAACTTAAACCAATCATCAATAGCTTCTTTAAGAGGTTTGGAAGAATGATCTGTTGCATACACTGTTCCACTTACAAAGTTAGAATACGCATAGCACGAACCACAAGGAGCCTCTGACTCTTTATCCATTAGTGCATAGAAGCACTGATCACATTTGTTTGCCATATTTACGCTCCAAGTATTCAATAGACAGCAGCATTTCGTCAAAGCTACCATCTTTCACATCATTTAAGACAACCAAGCCACGCCAGTGACGGTTAGATAGCTTGTCCATGTACGATTCATCGTGTAGATAATAACTACCAGCGATGATACCGCAAATAGGTTTCCCATCAGCACGTTTACCATAGGCAATCTGTTTTCCTTGCTGATGACCAGCCACGACAGACATATGCAGCTTATTGACAAGAGCACTAGCAGTCCCTGCTGGACGCCCCATAGCGCCGACAGGCCAATAGTGATTAAAGCCAACACCATTGATAAAGACAGGGTGTAAGAAGCTGTGGACTTCCCAATCTTTGAGATTAAGATGATCATATGTCATTAATCCTTCTAACATTGGGTTGTTTTCAACAGCCCGAGTAAGTCGGTTACAGTGGTTTCCTTTTAGAAACACTAAACGAGGCTTATACGCCTTATGTTTAGATTCCTTCTGTGTTTTCTGAAGAGTCTTCAAAGGAGCCAGCAATACATCCATTCCTTTATTTCCTGCGTCAACGTCAGCAAGATAGCGCTTACCTTCAAAGTATTTGCTACCTGCTTTGTCGTGACTACTCAAACTAGGAAAATCCCAGTGGTCTCCTAAATGAACAACAACGTCAGGACGGTAATCACAGATAGCCTTACCTGCCCACTCAAGGTGCTCGGTAGGAGTATCTGGCTTACACTGTGTATCAGGAATACATAGAATACGTAGTGGTTTATCCATCAGTCTTCATCCTCATAGAAATATCCACCAGACCAAGGATCAATGTAAGACCAAGGAGCATTCTTCAGTTCTTGCTCCTCACTCAACCGAACCTTAGAGCGAATGTCATACTTATACACTGACTCAAGGAAGCCTACAAAGTCATCCAAGGCTTCCATCCACGTAGGGCCGGGCTGTTGGATGGTAGTATTGTATACTTTACCATCGCAGTCTGTATACTTGAAGGCGTATTCTGTTTTGTCTTCAATATCAATCATCGTGAATCTCCTTAGGCTTCAAGCCAGTCAATGTCATCAATTGTTTCGAGTGTTTCGTAACCATCATATTCACGAATATGAAATTTAGTACCAGAATTAACAAACTTCACAGTAAGGTCAGCTACGCCACCTAAATAAGCGTTCGGGTATTTGCTCCTTGCAATCTTCTCACTTTCCCCCTTTCGCTGCTTTGTTAGAACGGCTTCAATCATTTCATAATCAAAAACATCTACACCGTTTTCCCAAGTACTCCATCCCGCTCCAAAACCCGGACTAACTAGAACACCTACTTGTCCTTTGTCGTTATAGTATCGTCTATTAGCGCTCATCGCCAGATCCTTTCAAAGTATTGTTCATTTGTCGTTGTGCCAGCTTCTTCAGGTTCTGACTGGCAATGTCAGCCAAACTCCAGCCCATCACTGTAGACAAGCCAGCGATCTGCCAGAACACATCACCAACTTCCTTCTGCATACCTGCTTCATCCAAGACACCATCTCGAATCCACTTAGCATACTTACCTGCAACTTCACCAGCTTCAGAGGTAAGGTTAGATACCATGTAAGCAGGGTTCTTAGCAGTCTCTAGCGCCGTCTTAAACGCTAGTTCTTGATACTCTTCAATCAACATACAGGGTTACTCCAGTTAACGACAACAAAAGATAAAGTAAGATACTTTGTAGTATCTCCGGGGTGCATATAGCGAGTCACTTCAAAGCCACCAGAGCCTGTCATGAACTCAGGACTTGGATCAGCATTGTAGGCAATCTCCAATAAGTAGCGAGCCATACGCCGAAGTTCACCGATGCTGACCTCTTTATCTGGGCTATCAAAGTAATTCCATTCCAAGAAATCCATAACTTTCTTGACCTTATCAAAGTCAAATTCGTCTAGCAAGTCTTCAACCTGTTCAATACGCATTATTCAATTCCTTTGCATAAAACAATTCTTTAACAGCAGGGAACTGTTCACAAACGATCAGCTTAACCTGCTCCGCTACCTCACGATGTTCCTTCTGCGTAGCCTTGTCACAGCGAATATCCACATAGTGAAGCCAACTACGCAGATTACCAGCCATGTACATACGGCTCATTGTAAGGCCTTCAGGCAGTAGCTTACGTGCTTGCTCCTTAGCAATACCTTTAGCCAATGACATATTGTACATCAACTCAGCATCATCGCGTACACGCTTTTGAGCTTGGAACCACCAGTGATGTAGATCAGAGTCTCCCACTTCAATGCTGTTCTGTCGATTACGTACATCCTGCAAGCGTACCTCAGACATCTCAAAGCCTTGCACAGCAGCATATCGCTGAGAGAACTCTTGAAAGCTGAAGCTGCGGTGACGCAAGATCTGACGAGCAATGTCACGAGTAGTCTCAATCTCCAAGGACAAGTGAACCATTTCCAAAGGCGACCAGTGCTTGTTGTTGATCAAATACTTCAACAGCTTTGGGCCTGACTCCGTGGCATACTGGTTGTCTGGATTAGAGACACGAGCCATGTACGCAAGAAGATCTTGAGCATCTTTGATACCTTTCTCAACAAGTCCCGGTGCAGGGACGGAATAACAAACCAATGATACTTTACTCAACTTCAATCCTTTCATTGCTCAGCAAACGTCCAATGATAGAGTCCCACAAACCTATCTTAATAAGGTAGTCTCGTTCGTTTTTGGTAAACTTATAAGTTACTATTACTTGTTTCTCAGTCTTTACATTCATTTAACCACTCCTCAGGGATAGTCTTATCAGAAAAGAGATATCCATTTTTTCTACACCACATTGCGTAGGTTGTTTTGGATGTCTTACTGATTCGTGCATTTGAGTTTGAAAAAATAAATCTAATATCGAGTTCAGGATTATGTTTCTTAACCAACAAATGCTTCTGACGATCAGGCGCTAAGAAGCGACCTTTAGTCTCCACAATGATCCCGTTTGGAAGCTGGAAGTCAGGCGTGTACACATGAGAGGAAGCAGGTTTGATATACTTCAGCTTAACCTTCTCGTATGTGTACTCAACCCCTAACTTATCCAGTTGTTCCGCTACTCGCTCTTCAAGTCCTGACCTGAATCCGTACTTAATTGCAACTTGTTTGGCGGTTGCCATATCTGTCCTTCATAACGTCTCAGCCACAAGAGCTGCCCTTGTTCTGTAAAGTACTCCATCGTATGTCCCAATTCTTCATACTTTTTCCACGCACAACGTAAGAGGTCTTCTTTCGTCTTTGCGTCTTGGAGAGCTTTAGCTGCCTTTTTCGGGCCAATGCCTGCCAAGCATGGGATATTGTCAATCCTATCTCCAGTGAGAAGTTGCGTTGCAAACGACTTATACGCTGTGAACTCATCGACATAGTATCTCTCATCTCGAACAGGGTTGTAATGCCACCCCTGAAGCTGATCCAAGTCCTTATCCACATGGACAATCCAGCACTCATCCAAGAGGATTGTGGAGTCCATAGCGACTGTATCATCAGCTTCTTCGCCAACTGTAACGATAGCATCGTGACGCTTGACTAGATGCTCACGTAGAGCTTCGTAGTGCTTAGGCCTCAATACATCCTTACGGTTGCCTTTATAAGGGACTGTCTTGGCAATGTCATAACGGTAGTTAGATTTACCTGTGATCCAAGCTAGATAATGATCAGCCTTGAGTTTCACGTAGATAAAGTCTTCTAACCACTCCGTTAATCGTGCTTTAGCGATGCTAACTGGCTCATCTTCCGTACTGAAACCAATACGGTAGACCAGAAAGTCAGCATCAACTAACGCAATCTTAGGTTCTTTTAGAACTTCCACGTTACTGCTTTTACAGCCCACATTTGTGCTGTTTGCGCCTCAGTGATAGCCACAGACAACATACGCTTCACATCAGGATCGTCTGAGGATTTACGATAATTGTTGAGTGTGTCCACCACTTCTGCAAACTGTTCCTTAATAATAGCCACAGAAGCATCTCCTCCGGGGTTAAAAGAAACACCACAAGCTTTTTCACCAAAAGTCATTTCACGCTCAGTCATGTTTATCTCCTCACAGGATGTCTGAGTCATCGTCACCTTCAGCGTCACCGCCATAGACAACCAAGTCAGTCACGATGATCTTACCGATGGACGGAGCAGCGCCGAACTTAGCTGACATCTTGTGGCGATAAGAACCCACCAAAGCAGTGATCTTAGTACCGTTACCAATCTTACTAATGTCCACGGGATTACCTTCAGCGTCCACAGGCTCAAACACAAACTTAGACTTACCAACAATGTAGTTACCCATTGTGTCTTTGTTCTTGATCACGATGCCCAAGCCTTTAAGAGCCTCACAAGCCTTGTCAGAGAGCATACCAACTGTACACTCATACTTGGTGTTGTCTTCATTGAACTTGGTGTTGAATTCCTTCATCCAGTTAGCCCAGAAGATTTGACCTGCGATTTTGACTGGTTTGTTTTCCATGATTTAATTTCCTTTAAAATGTTATGCCGTCTTTCCGTGCTGTCATTGTTGGTGCGAGTGAAGGGATTTGAACCCTCAATCCTTAAAGGCCCGGAGGTTTAAGCTCCGTCTGTATTCCAGTTCCAGCACACTCGCTTGTCTATTATTGTAACCGCACTTTAACGTCCTGTCAAGCACTGTTACAATTATTTATCAGATCAGTGAGTCTGTCTCCAGTTAACACCGATCTTGTACTCACCATCCAAAGGACAGCGAAGTTTATAGTGTTCTCCTGCCTCAATGATTGACATTCTAGCAGCAGATCCAACTATATCAGCACTCTCTTTAGGGCATTCCATCTGAAATTCATCGTGAACATTGGCGACATACTTTACAGGCCAGTTATTAGCCTTTCGTTTGTTGTCAAAGATCACAAGAGCCTTCTTCATCACGATTGCCCCTGCACCTTGGAGTAACGAATTGAGGGCAGCGTGTTCTGATCGAACCCAAATACGTCTCCCATCAAGTCCGGGAACCCATCCTTTTGCTGCCTGCTTTCCGACTCTTTCGATGAGTCTTGCAAGTGAGGGTGTTTGTCGCAGAAACTTTGATTTGAGTTCTTTACCAACTTTAGCAGTTCCTCCAACGATACTTCCAATCTTTGCATCGCCAGCTCCGTAGAGAAAGGCATAGATGAATGTCTTTGCATTGTCTCGTGTAGCAAGTCCAGCAGCTCGTTGGTTGACCGTATGTACATCTGTACCAAGCTTTGAACTTCCTTCTGTAACTGTTCTGACATAATCATTATCCTTCATATAGTGAGCCAACATACGAAGCTCCAGACCTGAAGCATCGCAACCTACCAACACATTACCTTCTTCAACTGTCCAGCATTCACGGCACTCAGGGCCATAGATGCTACCTGCATTGGGAATCTGAGCCATGTTAGGACTGCTATGGGTCATACGTCCGGTAACAGCACCATTGGTAATTACCTTACCGTGTACTCTACCGTCCTTACCTACAGCTTCCATCCAAGACTCGATCTGACTGATACGTTTATTCAGCATCAAATACTCAGCAATGACCTGAGCCTCTGGTATCTTGATGCCTGCCAACACAGTCTCATCAATCTTAGGAATACCTGTCTCGGTAAACTCCTTAGGCTTCCATCCAAGTTCTTTCAGTCGTTCGCCAATCTGCTGTCTGCTTCCGGGGTTGAAAGTAACCACGCTGTCCTTGAGTCTCTTTCCAGTTTTGTCAGAGAATCGTTCAACAGTGACAGGAGGCCATCTCTGTTGCATTCGCTCATATATTCCTGCCACTTTTGACTTGATGTCAGTAAGTAAGCAGGTCGCGTAGATTTGGTCAAGTTTAAACCCGTTCCTTTCTTGTTGAGCAATGATAGCTGCAACACTGTGTTCAAGCTCCAAAGACTCTAGACTGAACTGTTTCTCATTGAAGTCATTGACCAGTTTGAGATACAGTTTAGCAGTTACTTCGACATCACGTACGCAATAGTCATCAAGAAGCCCATAATGAGGAAGATCGAAACATTCACCCGAATATGCTTGAGGACGATCCATAAGCCATGTCCATACTTTTGCATAGTCAATCTTGTGAAAGCCAAGTGTCTGTCCCCATGCTTCGAGGCTGTGTCCGTTCTCTCTTGAGGGATCGAGAAGCCTGCTTACTATCAATGTATCGTACACTTGATTCAAACGAATCTTCGTCTTCCATAAGCGATTCAATACTGGAGCATCGAAAGAGATGCCGTTGTGCATGACTATCAACGACACGCCCTTTAAATACTCCCGCAGGTTGTCGGCTACTTTCCATGTTCTTACTTCTCCGTTGTCAATGTCTTTAGTTACGACTAGGTGTATCTTGT